ACCTGAGCGGCGCCAACCTGAGCGACGCCAACCTGAGCGGCGCCAACCTGCGCGACGCCAACCTGCGCGACGCCAACCTGCGCGACGCCTACCTGAGCGACGCCTATCTGCGCGACGCCTATCTGCGCGACGCCAACCTGAGCGGCGCCAACCTGAGCGGCGCCAACCTGAGCGACGCCAACCTGAGCGGCGCCAACCTGAGCGACGCCAACCTGAGCGGCGCCAACCTGAGCGGCGCCAACCTGAGCGGCGCCAAGGATGCTGATTTGGCCATTGCAGCGACCCGCATCCTCCCGGAGGGTTCGCTGATCGGCTGGAAGAAATGCAATAACAACGTGATCGTGAAGCTGCGCATTCCTGAAGAAGCGAAACGCTCGCATGCCTTCGGCCGCAAGTGCCGAGCAGAGTTCGCCGACGTGCTGGAGATCATCGGCGCAGAAGTCGCTATCAGCCGTCACGACGACAAGACGGAATACCGTGTCGGCCAGCGCGTCAAGCCGAATTCGTTCAGCGAGGACTGGCAAGAGGAATGCGCACCAGGCATCCACTTCTTCATCACCAAGGCCGAGGCTGAAGCCTACTGATCTACCGAAGGAAACGCCATGAGCCCCGAACTCGCAATGAGGCTGAGCATGCTTGCGCAACGACACGAGACCGAATCGGAGATCTGCAACATCAAGGATCGCGACTGGCATGCGCGTGCCGCAGCCGACATCCGTGCCGCCATCGTGAGCGCAGACGACGCCACGAAGAACATGCTGATCCTGCGCGCGCACAAGGCGAAGGATCGGCGGTTCAGCGGCGAGGCGATCACGGGGTTTGATCAACTGGAGGGGCAATCATGAATCCGCACCGCATTCTCGCCGTCCTGTGCCTCGTGCTGGTCGGCATCGGGCTTGGCATGTGCGCGCACGCCGAGCCGCTGACCGTCGGGCTGCATGTCCACTCGGTGCACGTGCCGGCGAAGGAGAGCGACTCGAATCAGAACTGGGGTCTGTATGTGCGCACCGAGACGGGCCTGACGATCGGCATGTACCGCAGCACGATCCGCAGGAATGCGCCGTACATCGGGCAGACATTCAGCCTCTACGGGCCTGTCAACTTGACGCTCGGGGTCATCGGCTCGTATCAGCGCAAGAACGGTGAGGGCTGGTCGCGGGGCTACTTCGGCCCGCTGTCCGCCCTGTCCATCGCGTCGCCTGTGCAAGTGATGGGCGTCACGCCTCGGCTCACGCTGGTGCCGGGTCACTTGGTGAAATCGCGGACCGTACTGCACCTGAGTATGGAGGCGAGGTTCTGATGGGTCGACCGACTGATATGGCTCCGGAGCTGACGGCGACTCGCCTGCGGGAGCTTCTGTCGTACAACAAGGAAACCGGCCAATTCACGCGGTTGGTCAGGGCCGGGCACTGCCACCCGGGCGACTTAGCAGGATCCATCAAGAAAAGTGGTTACGTGCAGATCTCGGTGGATGCACGCGACTACTGGGCGCATCGGCTCGCTTTCCTGTGGGTCAACGGCGAATGGCCATCGGATCAGGTTGATCACATCGACACCAATCCGTCGAACAACGCATGGTTGAACCTGAGGGGCGTGAACCAGAGTGTGAACCTCCAGAACAGGCGCTCAGCGCAAGCCAACAACGCCTCTGGATTCCTCGGCGTGACGCTGATTCCCGGAAGGGTTCGGGCTCGCTACATGGCGCAGATCACAACAGCCGGCAAGAAAAAGTGCCTCGGCTATTTCGCTACCGCAGATGCGGCGCACGCCGCATACATCGCAGCCAAGCGGCTGCTTCACGAAGGATGCACGATATGAACCATTTCGATTACCGCCTCCCCCCCCCAGGAGGCCGCATGAATCCGCTGGATCGCGCCGACGCCGACACCGAGCGCAACCGCCTGCAGCGCGAGCGAATCGAGGTGCTTCGGGATGCTCTGAAGATCGAGCTACTGGCGGCGATGGCGAACGGCGAGGGCAAGCTGCGCGCGTTCAGCCTGCCGCATCCCGATGGCCGCGCAGACTTGGTCGAGCTGTCGCTGATCGACAGCCTGCACGACCTGCTGGACGCGCCGGACGGTGCGCTGTGGCGGGCGCTGGTCAACGTCCTCCAGCACTCCGAATGCAGCGAGGTCGCATCGTGGCGCCTGCTGGCCGCGTCGCAGTACGCGGAACGGGCGGAGGACATCGCAACCATGGAGGAGCAATGAGCGAACGCACGTACCCCTACGACGGCTGGGTTCTGCTGCCGTCCTTCAAGCTGAAGAAGGTCACCTTCGTGAAGAACTACGGCTCATGGTCTGGTGATCATGGCGACATCACGGACGCCGGCAAGTACTACATGCTCAGCGCAATCCACGCGACCCGAAGCGACGCCATCACCGCAGGCCACAACCAACTCAACCTGCAAAAGGTGCGGCTCGACAAGCAACTGGCCGTGATGCAGAAGCGCCGCGCCGAACTCGTGAAGGCTGAAGCATGACCCCCGCCCCCGCAGCCGACGAAGCCCGCCACGCGCGCCACCGGGACGAGGTGAACGGCACGAAGCCTGGCTTCTGGCGGGCGCTGTGGGATTGGCTGTGTGCGCCAACACCTTGGGAGGATTGAATGGACAACCTGCATTTCCGCATCTGGGTCGCCAATACCGTACACGACGTGTCGGGAATGTGGCCCTATGAATGGCGCGGAATGGAACGCAAGCGTCCGCTCACTTACTCGGAGAACCCAGATTCTCCTTGTCAAGTGGGTGCAGCACAAAATTCCACAGGCCGATTGCGAGCGAATCTGCGCCTCGTATCGAACGCGAGTGCTCACCAACATTCGCCCAACTGAAAACGCCCCTGACACTCTCTAAATCGGCTGTTTGCTCTTGCTTCGCAGGCGCAAAAGCCTTCACGGCGCTTCAGCTCTGCAGCGGACCTCTCACAGAAATCCGGAAGGAACCCATGACCGACATCGCAACGATTCAACACGACCGCTCGAAGTTCCTCGGCGGCAGCGATGCCGCTGCCGTGATGGGGCTGAGTCCTTGGGCAACGCCCGTCGAATTGTGGCTCGAGAAGACCGGCCGCAAGTCCAAGCCGCTGCCAGACGCTGCGCAGCTGAAGCGCTTCGACCGCGGCCACCGTCTGGAGCCGTTCATTCGCGACATGGTGATCGACAAGCTCCGCGCCGATGGCATGGAGGTCGAACTGCTGGACTGCAACGCGCGCTACATCGACAGCGAGCACGGCTTCCTGTCCTGCGAGATCGACTTCGAGCTGCGGCTTACCGGCAAGCTGATGATCGGCTTCAACATGGTCGAGTTCGCCGGCGAGCACGTGAACGCAGACGCCAAGAGCGTCACCGGCTTCGCGCGCAAGAAGTGGGGCACCGAGAACACCGAGGACGTGCCGATCGAGTACGCGGCCCAGTTCATGCACGGGCTGATGGTCACCGGCCGGCGCTACTGCCTGGTCGCGGCGCTGCGCAGCTTCGACGATGTCGACATCTACTGGACGGTGCGCGACGACGAGACGATCGCCGGCATGCGGCCTCGGCTGGTCGACTTCTGGATCAATCACGTCGTGGCCGACGTGCCGCCGGACCCGATGGTGTTCGATGACATCAAGGCACTTTTCCCGACTGACGATGGCACGGCGGTCGAAGCCACGCCCGAGATTGCGGGAAAGGTCGACGCGCTGGCCGCGCTGAAATCCGAGATCAAGACCCTCGTCGAGAAGGCCGAAGACCTGCAGTTCACCATCGGCGAGTTCATCAGCCCGCATTCCATCCTGACCAGCGGCGGCAAGGAAATTGCCACGTGGAAGAAGCAGAGCGCGAGCCGCCTGGATGGGAAAGCCCTTGCCGAGGCAGAACCCGAAATCGCCGCCAAGTTCACCGTTTACACAACCACGCGCGTCATGCGCTTGAAGAAGAAAGGCCCCTGACCCCATGTCCTCCAACGCACTCAAGGCCGCCGTGACCGGCCGCAAAGAAGAAACCCCCCTGGCGAAGTTCTCCGGCTTCATGGACAAGCTGAAGCCGCAGCTCGCGCTGGCGCTACCGAAGCACATGAACGCCGACCGCATGGCGCGGCTCGCGCTGACCGCCTTCAGCACCACGCCGGCGCTGCAGCAGTGCTCACCGCAGAGCATCGCCGGCTCCATCATGACGGCCGCGCAGCTGGGCCTGGAGCCCGGCATCAACGGCCAGGGCTACCTGATCCCGTACAAGCAGACTTGCACCTTCGTGCCGGGCTGGAAGGGCCTTGTCGACCTGGTCGCGCGCAGCGGCCGGGCCACGGTCTGGACGGGCGTCGTGTACCCGGGCGACAAGTTCGAGTACCAGCTGGGCGATTCGCCGTTCTGCCGGCACGTTCCGGGCGACGGCGAGGGCGGCGACCAGTTCACGCACGTGTATGCCATCGGCCGGGTGCGCGATGCGAGCATGGCCGTCATCGAGGTCTGGACGCGCGCCAAGGTCGCGAAGCACCTGAAGCAGTACAACAAGGTCGGCGGCCGGCACTACGCCAACGAGAGCGAGAACAACTTCGAGATGTACGCCCGCAAGGTAGCGCTGCTGCAGGTGCTCAAGTACATGCCGGCCAGCATCGAGCTCGCGAACGCGATCGACGTTTCGCACGCGGCCGAGTCCGGCAAGGGCGCGATCATCGAAGGCGACATGGTGCGCGTTGTCGACGAGGAGACGGGCGAGATCACCGAAGGCGGCGGCAAGACCTACGCCCAGTTCGCCGACGAGATCAACAACGCCACCGCGCAAGAGCCGGCCGCCTTCGTGCTGGACGAAGCGCAGGAAGTGCTGCCTCCCGATCAGTACAAAGACCTGCTGAAGGTCTTCGACAAGCGCTGGCCCAATGCCTGATCTCCGCATTCGGCGCAGAGCGTGGCGTCGAGTGGTCGGAGCCTGAGTAAAAAGTCCTTGCTGTGTAGTACGTTCTGTACTACCATACTCGAATGGAAAAACGCGACAACCCGAGATCAATCCGCATCCCCACACCCGAGTGGGAGAAGCTGAAGCGGCTTGGCATGCAATGGCTCATTCGCCAGATTCGGCGAGCGAGAGAACATCAACATGGCCCGAAGGCCTAAGCAACGGAGAGAACATGGCGAAGCCCGAAGAGCTTGAAGCACTGGCAAACCGCATCGACCACGAGGAGCTGTGGCGCTGGGCCGGCATGGACCAAGACAAGATGACGCCGGAGCAGAAGGATCGCCTATGGGCTGGCATTCATCTGCGTCGCTACGCACACGACCGCGGCAACATGCTTGAGCAGCTGAAGGAAGGCGCGATGTATATGCGCGGCATGCGACTGGAGCGCGCCAACCGAGGCACCGATCAGCGAGGCTGTGGCGACAACGCATGGCATTCAGCCTGCAATGCAGAAGGAGATCGACTGCGCACCGCGACGCCACCGGGCGAACAGCCTGAATGGCCGCGAATGATGTATGCGGCCATGAAGATCAGCGACGAGGTTCCGCGCATGGTGCTGCTGTTCCAGTACGAGCGCGAGCGCGGCATGCCGGATTCTTACAAGATGTGCGGACATGATCCGCGGCCGGCGACGAAACTTGTCGACAATCATCTGAGGTGTGCGCTCGGACAGGAATGCCGCAAGTGCCCGCACCTCGCGGCGATCGACCGCAGCGAACGCATGACACCCGAGGCGAAGGACGAAGCGAAGGCATGGACCTGCGCGACGCACTTCCTGCTCGAATCGAAGCCGGATGTGTTCTTTGAGCAGATCCTGTACGACAAGAGCGATGACGCATTCAATGCTCGGCTGGTCGAGAGCTTCGCGCAGGAATACGACGACGGGAGTCTTGACGACAACCGCTGACCCAAGATCACCCGCTGTCCGTGAAGCCACGTGAGCGCTCCATCTTCCCGGGGAATCGGGGTGAGGGGACGGAGCGCAATAGCCCCGGTTGCGCGGGGGACGGCGACCTACTACCTGAGGACCACCACCATGAGCACCCGCACTCTTGAAGAACGCATCGACGCATTCGATGAAGACTACCTCGACTTCGACGGCATCGAATCGCCTCGCCACCGCTGCGCCGACCTGTGCGCATTCCTCATGCTGGCCGATCTGCTGCCCGACCTCTCGGGAGACATCATCACCGCGTCGGAGCATGACGAGTTCTACCTCGGCGTCGACTGCGACAAGTTGAATGAGGTCGTGACAGACGATCAGCTGCGCGACCTCGTGCGATGCGGCATCCGGTACAGCGCCGAGTTCGACTGCCTGTGCATGTTCTCCTGACCACCAAGGAATGACCACCATGAGCACAACCGAAGCCCGCGCGCAGTACAGCACTATCATCGTGGCACTGTCCGATCTGGTGATGCTGCAGCAGACCGACAGGCAGTGCGACGACGACGTTCTGCCGCGCGATCCCGTGATGCAGAAGGTGCTGACAATCCGCCAGGCGGCTGACGAACTCCTCCGCGCTGCTCTTGCAGCCGCAGCACCCCCAACGCTGGACAGCATCGAGCAGTACCGCATGCAGATGGCCAGCATCAGCACGGCGGCAAGCGGCTACTGGAAAGAGGGTGACAGCATCCACCCCGACTACGACACCCTTGCGCTGCGTGATGTGGCGAAGCTGTATGCCAAGTACGACGAACTTTTCAGGGCAGCCGCAGCACCCAGCCCGGCAGCAGGCCCGCTTGGAATCTTCGAGCAGCGTGCGCTGATGGAAAACCCGGCATGTCTCCTCGCGCTTGCCGATCATCACGATGTGATGCAGGACCAGAGCGATGCGATGGGGGCCGAGACCGCTGGGGATGCTGTGCGATCCAAGGAACTGCGCGAGCTGGCTCGTTCGATCGTCGCAAAAGACCCAGAGGTGTGGCCTCGCGAAATGCTGAGCGAACTCGGGTTCGTTGTGACGGAACTCGCCGCTCCCGGCGCCCACCCCGCACCCGCTGCGCAGCCGGTGGCGATCCCGCAGGGCTGGAGGCTGGTGCCGGCGGAGCCGACACTGGAAATGATGGCAGCCTGCGGATACGCCGGAGAAGCGGCGCATGCGCGGATTGCATGTGTCCGTGACTGGCGCGCCATGCTTGCCGCAGCACCCGCCGCCCCGATGCTCAACGGCCTGACCGCATCGGAGACGGATGGGTGGCCGGAGATGCCGCCCAACAAAGGCCAGTCGCCGATTCTATTCGAGGACGGCTATGCCGAAGGCTGGGCGCGGTGCCTGCAGGAGTGCCAGAAGGTCGCCACCTTGACTGCAGCCGAGACGGAGAGCGCATTCGAGTTGCGGTGCGCAAACTGCGGAAAGCTGCACGTCAATGGCGAGGGATGGATCGGTGGCGACTACCCGGACGAAGAGGCTTTCTGCTCCGAGGCGTGCAGAGGCCAGCATGACGAACTTGGGTGCCCCTCCGAAGGGCCGCACAGCGGCTTCAGGCATCCGGTTGAGACTGCTGACCTGCTTGCGCTCCGTGCCGCATCGGAGACGGCCCAGACGGCATCGGTTGCGACTGATGACGACCAGCCCGAATACACCGACTCGGAGTTCGGGTTTCTCGCCGAGAAGCTGAACGAGGTCGCTGACGAACGTAAGCAGGTTGAGGTGCCGGCCGAGCCGAGCGCCGAACCGCCAGAACACGATGCCTCGAAGCCGGATGAACAGCAGGGCCTGTATCGGAAGTTCGACGTGCGACGCACGGACGGCAGCTCGGAGCCGGGCGGCAAGCACCACGACTGCCGATACTTCGTTCTCGACGTGGGTCACGACAGGCACGCCGCGGTGGCGCTGACCGCTTACGCCGACGCTGTCGAAGCCACCCACCCCGTGCTCGCGAACGACATGCGAGCAGAGTTCAGTCTCGCCACCACTCCCGCCCGGGATGCGGAGCTGAGCGATGAGAAGGATGCACAAATTAAGCGGCAGGCCGAATTCATCGAGGGGCTCCAGTCCGAAGTCTCGGAATGGAAGGCACTGGCAGGAAACATGGACGTGGCCGCATACCCGCTGCACAGGTTGCTGCAGGAATGCGATGAGCAAGACGACGGCTTGATTGCCGTAGAGGTTGTGCGCCGGCTTGCCAGCGAGGCTTACGCCAAGGCGCATGCCGCTCGCGGCGCCATCCTGGCCGCAGCTCAGGAGAAACTCAATGGCTGAGCAGCACACGCCGCTGACGCTCGCGAACGCGCCGCTCGGCACGCGAGCCCCAGCCTTCGGCGGAGGTCACTGGGAGCGCGTCGAGGGCGGCTGGAAATGGTGCACCGGCAGCACGTTCCCGTCACCCGGCGGCGATTGGGACGGCCGGCTGATCCCGCCCGCAGCCATTGCCACCACCAAGCAGGAGCCCCAATCATGAGTGATTCGTATCAAGCCACCTACGACGCTGTTCGCAGCCGCATCAGCAATGGAGACATCGGTTCTGCCGTGGCAGACGTTGCGCGAGACGCCATCGGCAACGCATGCGAACAGGTCAAGAGCGCGGCTCAGCAAGCGGCATGGGACATCGGCAACGCCATGACGGCGCCGAGCACAATCTACCGCCCTGCGCTAAGCATTGACGGCGATCAGTGGTGTGCTCTGTACGGAGAAAACCTGCAGGATGGTGTCGCAGGCTTCGGCAAGTCCCCGGCGCTCGCCATGGCGGACTTCGACAGAGCGTGGAAGGAGCCACGCTCATGAGCACTGATCCGAGAGTCGTGGAAGCGATGAGGCTACACAAGCTGGCGACACGTGCGCACCACGTGCACAAGACGCTGCAGGGCCTCGAAGAAGAGAGCGACCGAGGGCAGGAAAGCGTCGCGGCACACACGGCGCTGTTCACCTACCTCGTCGAGCAGTTCAAGCAAGCTGGCGACGACTTCGCAGCGATGAAAGCTTTCGCCGAGAACGGGGCCGCCGAAATCTCCTGCCTCACCACCTCCCTTGCCGAGCGCGAGAACACCGTAGACCGGCTGGAGACGGAAGTGGCACGACTCGCTGCTGAGCTGGAGGAGGCGAGGAAGGATGCGGGGCGTGCTAGATCGATGCACCCCGAGGCGGTCAAATACGTCGTACTTTCCAGTATCGGAGGCGAGCTGATTTCTCAGGCTGACGTAGATATGCGCGTTCTCAATGAAATCTGTCGCCGAACCGGCGATGGCATGCAGTCGCTTCGTCGCGTGCGGGGCGCATTGAACGAGATGTACCACTTGGCCGCAGCCATGACCAAGGAGAAGCCGTGAGCAACAGCATTCAATGGTGGAAGCCGGGCCACGTGCTCGAAGAGGCCCGTTGCACCTGGGCCGACTGGTGGGACGCGCTGTTCGGCCGCCGCGAGACGTTCGTGCGCATTGATTTGGACGGCTCCTGGTGCATCTGCGAGTTGCACGATGTGCCCGACATGCGCGATGGCGCCGAAGATGACGCCACCTACATCGTCACCGAGGTGCGCATGACCCGCCGCCAGTTCGAGCGGCTTCCTGAATTCGAGGGGTGGTGATGGGAGCCTCTGACGCCAGCGATCTCGCACGCATGCAGCGCGACACCGATTGGTACATGCCTCAGTTCGTGCGGCACGAGCTTGGCGGCTTCCAGGCCTGCGGCCCGAAGTGCGGTTGGAACGTCGGCAACCTTGCACCGCGGGAGCCGCTCCGCGAATGCCAGGAACTCGTCAACCGGCTGAACGACATGCCGAACCAGCGGGAAGCGCTGCGCATCGCGCTGGCTCACCCGTGGTTCCTGGACAAGACTGCGCTGGGCCGGCAGGGGCCGTATCAGTTCGACTGAACCGGCGCCGCAGCGGACCTGCGGCATGCAAGCCAACTGATGAGCCGGTGAAATTCCGGCGAAACGCGATGTGTGAAGTGATCAACAGCTATCATCGTGTCTTGGCGAATGCTTGTCGGGTCTACATTTTGTAAAGTAACGACCCTTCGAATTCCTTGTCGCCATTGCCACCCCGAGCGTAGAGGGGCATCCAAGCTGAAAGGCTTGGGCCATCACGCATGCTTCTTGGAACACTGCACAGCCTCTAGGCTTAGGCACAAGGGAGCAGTCGTGATGGTGATAGGTTCCGCACTACCGAAAGACTGGTGTGGCGCCAAGTCAATCCACCTAGCGTGGTGAGGCGTGCGCAGTGATGATGCGCGGTGAGTGGCTGCCGACTAGGCCACATGGAACGAGGGAGTCATGCCCCCATCAACCAAGACATGACTAGCCGGGTAGTAACCGGTGAAGGTCGAAGGCGGGATCATCTCCGCCCACCATCTTCAATTCAGCGAGTCGACGAACTCGCGGCACGCTCTGTAATCGGAGCGGAGTCTGTCGGCTTCAGCACCGATTCGCAGCAGAGCTTCTCGATTCTCGACAGGTAGCTCTCGGTCGGGACAGGCCCCAGCACCGGACGCTGGAACTGCTGCGGGGCGCACTGAGGAACTGACGCGCAGCCGGCGCAAAGCATCAGCAAGCTGGTCGCCAGTACGGATGTTCTCTGCATCGCGGTTCTCCTGAATGCGGAAGGTGTTGGCAGCGTTCTTGGCGCGCTCGGCGGAGGCTGCTGACTCAATTGCTATCCTGGCCTTCTCCTGGCTCGCGATCACCGCGGAGCTGCCATCCCTGCGGCCCTGCACGTACGACGCGCCCAGCGCCCCGCTGAGGGCTAGCACGGCGGCAAGGATGGCCCACGGGCTCACGACAGGCCAGGTGTGTAGGTGACCCGTCCGTCAGCGAAGTGCGCAGTCAGCACCTCGCGCTTACCCTTGCCGCCGGCTGCGGGGAATCCGATGTGAAGCCACGACCCCTCTTGAATCATCTGCTCGAACGGGTGCGACCAGTGCTGCAGCAGGTAGCGCGCGACGGTGAGCGGCGAGCCCATCTGCGGGCACTTGAGGTCGGCGGCCAGGCCAAGGCAGTGCTGACTGCTGAACGAGCCTCCCACCGCCCGATTGACGGCCTGCGAGCGGTATCCGCTGCTGACGAACACCGGCATGCTCAGGCAGTTCCGCAGGGACTGCAGACCAGGGATCGTGACGACGCGTAGGGCATCGAGCGCAGCCGCATCAGGCGTGTTGTCGAGCCCGAGCCGTGTCGCCGTGTCGCTGGCGAGGAATTCGGACAGCCAGAAATTCGAGGTGACGAGCTCGTCATTCATCGCGGACCCCTCATGATGCGTCGTCCGATCCCCCCGATCTCCGGCTTGCGGCGCGACTCGCGGAAGTAGGAGATCAGCATCAGGGCTGCGCCGACGCCAGCCAGCGCCCAGGCGCGCAGATTTGGCGCGTCGTCAGCCAGCACGCGCAGGCCGTTCGCCGCGATACCAAACGCCAGCAACGTCATGCCAGCTTCGAACATCAACGGGAACACGAGCCGCTTAGTGACGACAAGCCAGGCCAGCAGGGCGGCAACGGCCAGCAGGACGGCCGCGAGTACATAGGTGATCATCGCTTGCTCCAGAACCGCGAGAGAAGCTCCCCGAACGTCGTCTCTGCAACGTAACTGTAGGCCTTGCCGAGCAGGTTCGGGCCGAGCACCCCGGACATGAACCCCATCATCAGAATCCCGGCTGTCGTGTTGATCAGCATCACCTCAAGCACATACGGCATGAGGTAGTAGGCCACGGCTGCGCCCGTCAGGATCGCAAAAGCCTTCTGCTTATAGGTGGTGCCAGGCATCCATTGAAGGGAGACGATGGCGCCGATCGCGCCGACGACGCCTGGCTCCTTCGCAAGATCCGCCGCCCACTGTCCGAAGTCGCTCATGTTTTTCCCCCTGTGAACTTGTCCAGCATGGCAATGGCGATGACAGCCGCCGCAATGATCCCCAGCCAGTAGAGCTCGACGCCGCACAGCCCACTGAACAGCGGCACCTCTGGCGGGTCGCCGCCTATCGGTCGAGCCAGTCTGCACATCGATCGCTCGCCGAACTCAACCATGCCCCAGCCGATGACAGGCCATGCCAAAGGCTTTCGAGCAAGCAGCCCGCAAACAGCCAGAACAGCACAGTAGCCAGCGTTGGTGAGGATGTACTCCCACGCCTTGGCTGCTGCGATTCGTTCGTCCGGCGCATAGTGGCTTGCAATCGGATCGTTCAGGTAGTGAACTCCGTAGACCATCAGCAGCAGGACGACAGCTAGCCTCACTTTGGTTTCTCTTCACCGCTTCCGCCGCCGCCCTGCGTCGTCACACCGCCAGCACCGATGTGTGGGAAATGCTCGGCGCGCAGGTCTTCCCAGTTCGCGCACTTCTGGCACAGCTCGAGCACGTCTTCAGCGTCGAGCGAGATCGGCTCGTTGTCCGGCGGCGCAACGCAGGAGCCGCTGCCGTCCTCGTTGACCGTCAGCGTCAGGTGTCGCTCGGGGACGGTGTAGTCCTTGCCGAGGCGCGGGATCACGATGCGCTGCGGGGGAACCACGATGGAGAAGGTTTTCATGCCGGAAGCCTCGTCATTTGCACCGACCCGCTATAGGTCGGCCGGAATTTCTCGCCAGGGAACAGCCAGAATACGCCGCCCACCGGGCCTCCGGTCGCTCCGCCGCCAACGGTTGTAAAGGCATTGGCCGTGTCGGCGATCTCGATCGCGGTGACTGTACCGCCTGTCTGGATGAAAGAAATCCGCTCTGCATAGGCGCTGGTGTTCTGATAGGCGGTTCCGGAGGCCGGGGGCGTGATGGCCGCGAAGGTCTGCACTGGATTCGTCCACTCGCGACAGCTGAAGTTTGACAGAGTGGCGAGATTGACATTCCAGTTGCTCCGCAGCGTGACGCGCGCGCCGGCTGCCGGGGTGATCGAGCCGCCTGCACTGAAGTTGCTGTATTCACAGTCCCGGATTTCGCCTGAGCTTGCCGCGTCGGAGGTGACCGACTGCAGGAGTGCTCGGTCGATCACGAATAGACGAGCGCCGATGTGGTTGATCAGTTTGCCGTAGTAGCCGCCGATGAAGCCGGTCATGCGGCCGAAGTTCAGCCAGTCCTCGGTACCGTTGGCTTCGCAGCTCATGTTCTGCAGCGTGATCCCCTTGCACACGGCCGCCGTGTTGCCTCCGCGTACCGTGCATGCCTCGCCCGTTCCGGCGAGGAACAAGATGTTGTCCGCCGCGACCAGGTCAAAGCCCTGCACCGGCCCTTCCATGATTGCATTCGCGAAGATACACGCGGTGGTCGACAAGCCGCCGAACGCGCCGAGTTGCAGTCCGCGCGCCGGAATGGTGACCATGCCCGGGTCGGAGTTGATCGAGCACTCTACCTGCCGGTAGTATTCGAGCACGCCGAGCTGGATCTGATGCGAGGTGCCGCTGACCTCACGCACTCGGATCTGCCCGACAACACTGTGGGTCGTCTTCGTCGCCAGGTAGCCCACCGAACAACCGGGATTGCCGGTCAGGATGAAGTCGCCGATGAACTGGCCGTAGATGAAGCCAGCCGAACCGTCGCGGCGCATGATCGGTCCGGCGCCGGTACAGATCCACTCCGGCGTTCCGATCGACACCAGTGCGAGATCCTTGATGTCCCAGTTCGGGAACGCGCTCGCCTTGTAGCGGAAGCCAGGGAAGATGACCGCCGCCGGTCGGCCGAGGCCTGCCGCCCACGCACGTGCGGCCGTGAATACGCTGGCCAGATCGAGCGCGCACGTATTCGTCATCACGTCCTGCAGCTGGGCGTTCGACATGAAGTCGAAGATGCTCTTGGTCTCGCGCGCCTTCGCCCCGATCGTCCCGGCCATATAGGCAATATCGGATCCATATCCGACCGCGCCGGCGCCATTCAATGCCGACGCCGGGTCTGCATAGAGCGTCTTCAGGTCCGACACAGCCTGCGCAATCTGCTGCTGCAGCGCCAGGTCGTTGCTGTATGAGACTGAGCTCGGAGAGTAGTAGACGATGCGGCCCTTGCGATCACGCACCGTCAGCGAATAATCAAGGGCCGAGAAGATGTTTGCCGGCGTTCCGCCTCGCACCGGGTAGCCGTTCATGACCTTCACAGGCTGCGCAGCCGGCTGCGTGCCGGCGGCGTCCCAGTACACGATCAGCGGATTGTTCTCCGGGTTCAGGTTGGCCGAGCCATAGAACAACTCGCCATCATCGAGTGGCGAGCCGTCAGCGTCGAAGAACTGCGGGAATGGAGAGGTGGTGGCGAGCATCTTGTTCTCTCAGAAGCGCTTGTTCGTTGCGGATGGCTCGCGCAGGGCGGCCTGCACTCGAGCGCGAGTTTTTGAGTCTTTGATGTAGGAGGACGCCGCCCGCATCAGGCTCATCGCCGGCACCGGGAGGCCCGTAAGGGCACCCGTAGCCCCGGCCTCACTCAGTGCCAATAGAAGCACGCTGGCCGTGTTGCTGGTGTTCACGGCGCCTGGCGGAAGGGTCTTCACCACCTTCGCAATCTCATTCACATCGCGGACGGTCTGTGCACCCTTCTTCCCGAGGATGAAATCGAGCTTGCCGCCCTGCTCGAGAGCTTTGATCGCCTTGTCCAGGCCGGATGCAGAGAAGATCGTGCGGCCAGCGACATCGGTGCCGACGCCCTTGTTTGCCTCGTCGACCAGGTGGCGCAACGTCGCGCCCTGCAATTCGCGCCAGGCCTGCGCACCCTCTTCGCCGCCGGCCACCTGCAGCGTTCGGCGCAGCATCCCAAGGCCCTCGCGATCGCCGTTCAGGATCGTCTTGTTGAAGACATCCTCAAGCGCGACCTGGCGATCCGCTGTGCCGCGGCGCGTCTTCAGCAGCTGCGACACGATCGCGTTGTCCTCGAAGAGTTGGGAGTAGCGCTGGCGAGCCTTGCGCGCCTCCTTGTAGAGCTCGCCGCCCTTCCCTTCAGTGATCTGATCGATCACGCTCTTGATCTCGGAGCCCACGCGCACGTCGTTCGGGTCCGTGTCCTTGACGAATTTGTTCACAGCCTTGCGGATGGCCTCCGCTTGCGCCAGCGTCGCATCGCGCGCGACGAGCGAGCCATCTGCGATTGCTCCGTCTCCAATGCCTTGCACCTTCAGCTCATCGGCGATCGTGCCCAGGATCGGCGCGGACGATCGGCCGGCCCGGTTGGCGTTGAGGTACTCGGCCAGCGGCGCGAGCGACACCGGCTCCTCAAGCTCGCCCGACTTGTCAGCCACGCGGTACTTCGCGCGGTATTCGGCTTTCTTGGCCGCCGCCGCCTTCGTGAGCGCATCATTCACGGCACGCCCGGTCTCGATGTTGGATGGCGTGACTGCACCCGTCTCATCGATCATCCGTTCGAAGTTCTGCGACAGCTGGGCGTTCTGCTCGGCGAATCGGTCGCGCAACGGTGCTCCGATGTTCGAATCCTTGGCGGTCTCACCTTCGAAGCGTTGCTGTCCAAACTCCCGCGTCGCCTGGCCTTCGGTGAGTCGGATGGGAACTGGCAACTGCTCTGCGGTTGCAGCACGCTGCGCCGCAACATCGGTTCCGGCGGCGCCTGCGCTGCCTTGCGTGCCAGCAGTCGGACGCGCTTCCTCGCGGCTAAAGCCGGTCAACTGCTTGATGCGATCGACGGCAGCGCGCGAGGCTTCCGACACCGGGGCCGCAACACGCTCGCTGGCCACCGCACGTGCAGCCTGGGAGGCGTCGCCGACAGCGGCCCGCACCGGCGCGGCGGCGCGCGCGGCCATCCCGAGCTCACCCGTCAGCGGCATGACCGGCAGAACCTGCTGCATCACGTTTCCGAGCGCCTCGGCCTGGTTCTGGCCCTGCTCCGTGCGCGGGTGATAGGTCAACGAGGCGGCCATGTCGGCGGCCTCCTTCTCGACGGCATCCGCAGCTTGCGGCGTGCCGAATTCTCCGCTCAGGATTTGCCGCGCCATGCCGCGCACTGTGCCTGCCGCGGTGCCGACTGTGCCGCCCGCCACACCCGTGAGCGCGGTGAGCGCCGCTTCACCAGTCCCAACAGCACGTTGCGCCAGGGTCGGCGCAGGCGCGTCGGCGACCGGGCCGGTCAACCCGACACCGGAGTCCGGGATGCCGCTGCCGGCGCTCGTGCCAGGGATGTTCAGTGACATGCCCTGCGGCACTTTGAACGAGCCAGCCTGAACATCCTTCAGCAGTGCGGCCTGCTGCTCCGAGTTCATCAGCCGGTTGTTGAACGCGTTGACGATGTTCGCCTCCGCGCCGGACGGTGGCGAGGCGCTTGCCGCAGCCTGGTTCAGCGTCGCGCCGCGCGGCAGCATCACCTTGCCGGCGTTCACGTCCGCCTCGAAGGCATGCGCCTGCTCCGGCGACATCTGGCCGCCCTTGTACGCGGCGTACACGTTCGCGATGGCCGAGCCGGCGGGCTTCATGGCGGCCGACACGCGATCGAACGTGCTCTGGCCGCCCTGCGTCGGGTCGGCAGGCGGCAGGTCGACAGCGGTGTTGGGGGACTGATCGGAAACCGGCTGCGGCTGCGCGCCGACGACGCGCTGCACGTAGGCCTTCGTGCGCGGACCCCAGTTCGACCGATCGGTGCCACCGTGGTACTCGGCCACGGCCAAGGCTGGATCGCCCTGGTTGCGCTGCAGCGAGTCCTTGAGGAGCAGTCCGGCCACCTCGGCAGCGTTCTCCGGGCTGAGCATCGGATCAATACCCCACTTCTCCACCGCGGCCTTGCGCGTGGCCGGAATGATCTGGAACGGCGTGCGGGCACCGGCCTCGCTCACCTGGTCGGCGTTGCTGCGCTCGCCGCGCGTGACGATGCCGACGAGCAGCCCCTTCGGCAGCTCGAGCTTGGCCTCCACTCGGCCGGCGAGGTCCGACCAGAATGGATCCTTGTAGCTGTTCGGCGTCTCGGCGGCCATCACATGCCCCCGGTGACCGGCAGGACGCTCTGCAGCGGATTGGCGGGCGGCGCGGCGGGTTGCGCCGGCTGCACCGGGTTCGCGAACTGGGCATACGGACTCTTCGCGATCGTGTCGGCCGAGGTGCGCTCAGCGGTCTTGCGCTTCATGTACTCGTCGCTGAAGTTCTTGAAGGTCGTGCCAGCAGGAACCTTCACGCCGTCGATTTCCACATCGCCCTTCGCCTTGCCGAGGCTTCGCACCGCGCCGAGCCATTCACTCTTGGCGTTCTGGAGGATGGAGTCGTAGGCCTGCAGCTTCGCGACACCGCGCAGATAGGCGCCCATGGTTGCCGCGTCGGCCGTGTCCTTCGGGACGCCAGTCATCGCCGTCTCGATGTCCTTGTCGGAGGTTGAGCCGGACGCGACCTGCTTGTAGGCAGCCATGGCGGACGGCGTCACCATGCGGTTGTACTCGGCGCGGAGCCGGCTCATTTCGTTCTGGTTGCCGGTCACGCGCTTGATCCACTCGCCGGCGGTCGAGAACGCGCCATAGCCGCCGCCTTCCTTCTCCAGCTGCGCAGCCAGATCCAGCATCTTCTTCGCCGACTGATCGGCGGCCATGGCGTCGGTCGTCGCTTCGTTGACCTGCTTGGCCACGAACTCCGGCAGTTCGCCCCACTTCTGCTGCAGTTCGGTGAGTCTGAGCTGCGTTTCGGAGGTGAGCTTGTCGCGGTCCAGGCCGAGGCGCGCCGAGCGGTCCGCAACTTGGCTCTTGACGTTCGCGATGTCCCATACGTTCTTCTCGAGCGCGGTTGTTGCATCAGCACCCTTGATCTTGGCCTCGGCCTTCTTCGTCTCGAGGTCAACCGGGGCAGCGTCCTCGGCGCGCTTCTCGGCGCCGAACGATGCGAGCGTCGTCGCGGCTTCCTTGCCGTTCGGGTTGGCCGACAGAAGCGCCTGAATCAGGCCGAGCGCGAACTCTGGATGCGCCTCGATGGTCTGCGCATGCGTGCGCAGAACCTGTGATTCAGGAGTCTGGCCGCCACTCGCCTCCATGGCATCGGCGCGCTTGTTCAGCAGCTCAGCCGCGATGTCTGGCCGACCTGATTTGATCGCGGACCCCCACTGCAGCAGATCGGATGCCTGCGCCTGTTGCTGGGCCGTGTTCTTCGTCGTCCATGCGCGCGCGAGATTTTCTGCCGCAGAAGGGATCTGCGTCATCACGGCCGCATAGTCGTTCGCGGTTGCCCTCGGGTTGCTGGCCAAGCGGGACAGCAATTGCTGCTGTTGCTGTGCGGCGGCCTGTTGCCCCGCGATCGCTGCTTGCTGCTGCTGGTCGTTGCGGATCTGCGCACCGCCGGCGTAGCCCTGCAGCACCGACTGGAACGGCGTTTGAACGTCTTGGGTGTAGTCGATTGGTGAAACCATGGTCAGAACCCGTATTTGGCTGCGAGTTCAGCGTTCGAGGGACTGCTGCTGCCGCCGCCACCACCGAAGCCGCCGAGAGCGCCATAGGCGCCGATTGCATTGCCGAAGGCGTTCACATAGCCGGCCTGTGCGCGTCCTTGCGCGAGCGCGCCGCCAGCCTGCGCGGCACCCTGCTGCTGAAGCAGGTTCGAGATGCCGGAACCGGTCTGCATGCCGGCATTCCCAACCCCTGCTGCTGCGTTTTGACCCATCGCCGACAGGCCACCCAGGCGCGAATACTGATCGGTTATCAGCTGGCTCAAGAGTGCCGGGCTGAACTGTGCGAGCGCGGCCTGTGTGTTGCCGCCGCGCAGTCCTCCGGTGGCCGAGGCGTTCTGGAGGATGGCGTTGGTGCCTTGTTGCTGCAGCGCAGCGAACTGCGGCGAGTTCTGCAGCGCGGCAATGGCCGCTTGCTGGGCGCCAGTTCCATTCAGCCCTGTCAGGTCACCCTGCTGACCAAGCGCCGTGGTTCCGGTGTTGACGTAGGGTTGCAGCAGTTCACGCACCGCATCGAACTGGCGCTGTTGCTCGGCAATGCCCCTGTCGCTGGCCGCAACTTGTGCATTCGACGCATCTTGGGCCGCGTTCGCCGACTTGCGCGCCGAGTAGATTCCACCGATGACGGCCGCTCCGGCCACTGCAGCTGCTGGCATCACTCTTCCTTGTTCATGCCGAGGAGGATTTGATCGAGCAGCACTCCATCGCGGAGCAGGCTGCGCGGATTGCGGCCGTATTCGGTCATGCCGGCCTGGCGCGCGAGCCGCAGCGCCAGCACGTTGCCCTCTGGCACGCAGGTCACGATGCGGCGGCACGGCGTGTTCTCGTAAAGCCACGCGGCACACGCCTTTGCCGCCTCTACGGCTGTCGGCCCCCACGCCTCGGGCAACAGGCACGTGTGCACCTCGAAGAGCGCCAAGTTGTGCGGGTGCGCCAGGAAGAGGCCCAGGAATCTGTCTCCGTCGAACACGCCGAGGTAGCGCAGAGAGTCGGAGAGGACGATCTGCAGTGACGCCGCGGTCGGGCAGCCGTCGTCTCGGATGTGGGGGAAGATGCGCGGATGCCGCAGCGTGGCGCCGATCAACGCCTCATCGTGGATCGGTTCAATCCGAACCGCCCCTGAGTTGGGGCGCGCCTTGGTAGCGACTTCAGCGAGCATCATGCACGCCCTTTCAGGGTGATGAGCTGCTGGCGGCTCGATCTGCTCAGCTTCGCGGATTGTAGGCGCCGCGAGCGCCGGGCGACAAGTCAGACCAGCCGGGTGGCGATCAGCGCCGAAAGCGCTGCCTTGAGCGTCACTGCGGAGGCTGCCACCTCAGTCCTGAACTGCAGTTGCGCTGCGCCAGCGGTCGCGCCAGTCGCAATGATCCAGCGTCCATTGATCGGCAGATTTGCGGCGGCAGCTGCGGCTGCGCTGGTGTTGCCCCCGACAGCGCCTGCCGCGTTGTTGTAGCTGCCCTCGATCGCGGTAGCGGTGGTGTTGTGGTTGTAGCTGCCAACGATCGATGCGCCGGCCGGCAGCGTGAAGGTCAGCGCCAAGCCGGTGGTGGTGGCCGCCGACTGAAACGCCAGCAGCCCGTCGACGAGGTAGGTGGCGTTGGCGGCGAGCGTCAGCGACAGCCCCGCGGCGTTGACGAAGGCGCCAGTCGAATCAGAGACATCGCCGCCGAGTACGCTGATCAAGTCGGAGCGATCCAGAGTCACCGCGGCGCCGGCGCCACCGTCAACGAGCGATAGGCCTGGACCCACCGCGAGCACGCGCTCATTTGAGAGCGTCGGCGATGCCGCGAGAGAAACGTACGAAGGAATCTTCAGGGCGTTCGCGTCTGACTGGGCAGCGGATGCGCTTGAAGCGGCTGCGGTGGCGGTCGCTTGAGCCGCATTTGCGGAGGCCTGCGCCGCATCGGCTGAAGCCTGCGCGGCGGCAACTGCATCAGGCGTGACCGTGCCCGCCTGGCTGAGCAAATTCTCGAAGGCGACGACAAGCTCGTGATCCTTCAGGATGCGCTGCAGCTTGTCGCGCGTGATCAGGCGCGGAACCGGAGAGCTAGCCACTAGTCGCCTCGGTCATCAGGGGCTCGAGAATCATCTCCAGCCGCACCATCGGAACATGACCCTGGCTGGTGCCGCGGAACTTCTGCATGCGGTAGTTGCGGATCGTCCCCTGGTTTCGCCAGGCCACGCGCTTGTTGCGCTGCCCCTGCTTGCCGAGCTGCTTCGGGCGCTCTTGGCTCCACGTCTCGCCATCGAGCGAGTAGGAGGTCCACACCGTGGGGTCTTGCGGCAGGATACGGCCCGGGAGGCAAACGAGCTCCATGCTAAGCACGATTGCATCGTTGCCGCCGTTGTAGAGCACCATCGTGCCGAACTCCCAGCCGATCTCGGTGTTGTAGTGGTAGCTGAAGTCCGTTCGGAGCTCGCACACGACGCCATTCACAGTGGTTGGGTCGCCGGCAAACCACTGGTCATACACCCACACGAAATTGCGGGCGCGGTAGGTGCTCATGCCTATGAGGGCGCTGCTCAGCACGAACCAGACAGGCTGCCCAATCGCCTTCGTTGACATCGCATCGAAGACAAGTGTGCGGTCAGGAAGATGGATGTACAACAACTCGTGGTTCTTGAAGATGCGCGATTCGACTACCGCCGTTGAAAGCTGCGCCTCGGTGAACTGCTCCAGGATCACGTCGATCTCTCGCGTCGAGAGCTTTTCGGTATCGGCCGCAGTCATCAGGTAAACGGCAGGCGCCTCGTTGCGACCGCTCCCGACGAAAGCGAACGTGTTCAGGAACTTGGTGTAGGCATGCGTGCCAATGATGCCGCGCGGCACCTGGGCGCCCTCGACGCGCTGGAATGGGAAGTTGTCGCCGCCCACGTTCTGGAATGCCTCGATCGTGTACCGGTTGAAGGCGTAGGCTTCGTTGCGCAGTTCGTTGACGGCCAGCACCGGATCCGGATCCGCCTCCGAAGAGCCATACTTCAGAGGATTCACGGAGTACCGGTCATTCAACTCGGTCACGATCAGGTTCGTACCGTCCGTCGTCATGAAGTACCCCGAGATCCACTTCATATCGACGACGTTGCCGATATCCGGATCGGTCACATAGGTAAGCGAGGTGCCGTCCCAGTACCACAGCAGGCCAGCTGATGCGATGGCCAGCACGTCGAATGAGTAATCCATCGTGACCTGGCTTCCGACCCCAATATCGCCGAGAACAGTGGTCGTCTGATTCGCATTGATGCGGATCAGCTTCGAGCCAGACACCCGGTAATGTAGACCGTTCCAGTTGATTGCCCCGCGATCCACGCCGGCGCCGCTGGCCACGGCGCTCAGGCCCTCCGCCGGCCGCAGATAGCCCTCCGCAATGCCGGTCGACTTCGGCACCGGCATCATGTTCACCGGGTAGGAGGTGCGGAAATCAGGCGTCGAATCGACGTAGATCCCGTTCAGCAGCGGGACTTGCATGGTGCCTCAGAGCAGCGTTTCCTGGCCCGGCAACGCGGTGAACGTCACATTGGCGCCGGTGCCGGTGTTGATCTGCGTGCGCTGCTTCACCCACATGCCGGCCGGCACAATGCCGTTCAGGTTGCCGGTCACGTTCTGCACCATGGTCACGGTGAGCCCGAGCGTCTGCGTGTTGCCGTTGACGAAACGGCCGATCTCCTGCGTGCCGGTTGTGCAGCCGCTGTTCGTGAAGGCCTCCAGATACACCGTGCCAACGCCGCCAGCCGTGAGCGTGCTGGTGGTGTTGATCGTCACGTTGTAGCTAACCTGCGTGTCGCGCGTCGCGCTCGCTTGGTAGCACGTGTCGAGCGTGCGCGTCGGGTAGCTGAAGCCGCGCGTCACCCCGGTGGCGTTGAGCGCTCCACTGCTCACTGACAAGCCGCTGCCGATCAGCAGATAGCCTGGAACCTTGGTGCCTCCTGGCAGGAATAGGATGCCATCAGCGTTCGCTGCTGGCGTTGGGAACAGGAAATCCCAGTCGCCGCTGTCAGTGTCATTCCGCTGCTTGCCGCGGATGTCGTATGGGCCCGCGACGGCCAGCAACGCAACCAATCCAAGCGCGACCAGCGCGCCGATGTATTTGATGGGGGTTTTCATCAGATACGCTGCCAGGTATCGGCGGCAACCTTCTGGAACGCGAAGCTGTCGCCTCCGTTCATGGTCGTCACCGGGTTGACGATGTTCGCAGCACCGTTCATGGTCACCGCCGTGATGGTCTGGCGCGTCATGAAACGGCAGATCTGGCCGATCCGGCTGGATGCATCCGGCGGAAGCGTGATGGTCTGTGCTGCGATCGTGCCTGCCGGGACCATATACAGCGTCTGGTCGACCGGAGAAGCCGCGAAGGCCTGCGTCTGGCCGGTGGTTGGCGCGCTTGGGGTGACGGTATTCGTCGGGGCGCCTTGACTCGTATCCATGTTCAGACTCCGTTTCCGGTCATGAGGTCCAGCGTCGTGCCGCCGGCGCTGATGTAGGCCACGCGGTCATTGACCTGTCCCTTGGTGAAGGTGGATGTCTGACCAGCCGCCACGCAGGCATCAGCGGTAGTCGCGGCGGGCGCCGGCACGGTCAGGCTCGAGTAGAACCGCACGTAGGCCTTGCTCGCGCCGCTATTGACAATGCGCACCTGATCGTCGTCCTTGTTGACGACGGCGATCAGGCTCGCGGCGCCCGCAGTGAGCACTTGGTTTGTCCCGAAGGCAGGATTGAAGACGCGGAAGAACATGGTGTTGCCTTTCGTGGGTCAGCCGATGCGATACCAGGTGCCGATCACGCCGTCGTAGCGCATCCGGAAGAAGCCGTTCGCTGCGAGAGAGGTCGGCGCTCCGTTGGCCGCCGCGGCACCGTTTGGAGCCACAGTCAGCGCGGTCAGGATCTGTGTGCACGACACCAGCACCTCCTGGCCGTCCACGCACGTGGCCTTGGCGGGCAGTGTCACCGTGAGCGTCGCCAGCGTGCCGGCCGGCGTCAGGATGAGGTAGGTGCTGCTGCCTGCGGTGGCCGGCGCGATGAGCACGTTGCCGCCCGTCAGCGGGGCTGCGTACTGCGTGAGGAAGCCGCCGGCGTCGGTGATCTGCGCCTGCAGCCACGCCAGCAGGACACCCAGCGTGGCGCGCGCGTCGTTGCCGAGCAGCGCGGAGAAGAGGGCGACCGAGTCGCTCGACGACAAGTCATCGGTGCTCGGCAGGTTCTGGATGGCCATGGATCACTCCCCGAGGAATTCGAGGCCACCATCGGCGCTGTTCTGCAGCGGCGCGGTGTCCGGAACGGTGAAGAAGGGCGAGCTGAGCGAGCGCCACGGCTTGTTGCCTGCGCCGCGCGGCATCGTGCCGGGGTATTGCTGCTGCTGGACCTGGCTGCGCGCCACGAATGCGGACAGCGAGGCCATGGCGCGCCGCGCATTGGTCTTGGTGGTCGGGCGGACATCCTTGCCCTTGCTGGCCGCCAGATTGATGGCGAGCCCCAGGTATACGGCCTCCTCGGCGATCAGCGGCAGGCCCGACTCGCTGTTGATGTCGCTGCCGAACGCGTAGCCGACGTTGAAGTCCTGCGCCGCCATCGATGCCATCTGCGTTTCGAGCTTGCGCAGCCCGAAATCCAGCTCCTCCGGCTCGAGATCGAACACGTAGCCGGCAAGCGCCAGCTCCTCGTAGGCGTTCTCGACCAGTTGGAGCTTCGTGGTCATGTCAGGCCGCCTTCAGCTTCTCGAGGATGGCCTCGCTGAGCTTGCGATCGGTGGTCCGGCCGTCGAACTTCAGGCCCAACTCGGTCGCCTTGGCCTCGAGCTCCTCGCGCGTCGGCTGCTTGTCGCTGTCGGCCGTCGCGGCGGCTTCAGCGGCAGCCCTGGCAGCAGCTTCGGTCGCTGCGAGCTGTTCCATGAACGTCGCCTTGGCGTCCGAGGGGACTTCGAACCAGCCGCCGGCGAGCGCGTCGGTGTGCTCCGCCTCGTCGGCGACCGTGAGCGAATCGTAGGATCCGTCCTGCAGCGCGACCGCATCGCGGAGTTGCGCAGGGAACCGGTAGAGCATCTTGGGGAACATGTCCATGTCTGGCGTCCTTTGGAAAAAGGGCCGCGCGGCGGCGGCCCTGAACTCGTGGTAACTGCGCCCGAGAGGAGACTCTGCGCGTCAGGAAATGTGCGGAATGGCGCTTCAGCCAATCATGGTTGTGAGAAAAGCTCAATCCCGCACATCTCGGTGTTCGTCACCGCGACGCCGTACTTCGTGTCGACCCGGAAGTTGACCTTGCCGGTCTTGATTTCGGCCTGCTTGGTCATCGTCAGCTGCATGCCCTGGTCGGTCGTGCCGCTCATCACGGCCAGGCCGCCGTCCGCCGGCCAGACCAGGCGGCCCGGCAGCAGGTCGACAGCGCCCTTGATCCAGAACGGGTTCATTGCTGCAGCCGCGGTGTTCAGGAACACGAAGGCGGCGCCGTTGGCCGGCGTTGCGGTCACGTTCTTGTACTGCAGCTCGGCCGCGGTCGGCGCCGCGTCGGCAGCGATGATCGGCGGCGTGATCTGGATCGTGCCCGTGCCGCCCGCGCCGGTGACGATCGCCACCACGCGGAACGTCTTCAGCTGGCCCGTGTCCACCTTGGTGATGTGGTGCACCGCGTTGACGCCGGCGATCGTGAAGCAGTCGCCCACCTTGATCGTCGAGCCGCCGACCGTGATGGCGATGGTCTGGAAGCGGTTGTCGGTGTTGACCGGGGTCAGCGTGCCGGCCGTCAGCGAGAACGCAGTCGGCACGTAGCGCTGGTTGGCGCCGTTCATCACGACGCCGGTCGCGGTGGCAGCTGCCAGGCGGGGCGCGTAGTCCATCTTGAACACGTCGAAGCCGGAGACCCGGTTCACGTAGGCGCGCTCGTAGGCGGTCTGCACGATGCCGGCGACGGTGCCGCGGCCGGCCAGGTTGCTGGCCATGCTGTTGTAGTCGCGCGAGCTGTACGCGATGTACCGCTGCCCGTCGTTGACCACGCCCTGCTCGTTCATGATCGAGTCGCACAGCGCCACGTCGTCGAAGCCCGAGGCCGCCGCCGTGCGCTTGACCACCAGCGAGCCCAGGTTGCAGATCGCGTTGTTCACGTCGACGTTGATGTCCGAGCCCAGCTTCTGCTTCGCGCCGTCGCGGATGCGGCCTTCCTGCATCGCGTCACGCAGTTCGTTCGCGGTCAGCACCCACGGAGACGAGCGGATCGTGTTGATGTACGCCGGCACCGACAGCTGGACGATATCGCCGAAGTTGGCGGTCTGGTCCAGGCCAGAGAACGACTGGTTGATGTAGGGCTGCGGACGCCAGATCTGGTCGTTCGAGCGCTCCATGATCGTCTGGTCGGTCTCGTAGATGTTGACCAGACTGGAGAGGACGAGTGCGTCGTTGAAGCCGGCGAGCAGCTCGTCGAACATCACCGTTTCTTGCTTCGTGAAACCGTTGGCCATGATGGCGCTCCTGAGGATGATGAGTTGAAAGATGCGGCGTGCCGCGTTGCTCTCTACTCACCCGCTCAAGGCCGGATGGTGGCCGTTTCACTGCCCGTAGGTGGGCGAATCCTTGGCTGCGATCAGCGCTTTTCGCGCTGCTTCAGCAGCAGCTGACGACGGTAGTGTGCCACTTTCGTGCGGTCACCGGTGCGGTCAGCTTCTTCTTCGAGCCGCTTCAGCTGCGAATCCACGGCGCCGGGCACCGAGGCATTGCCCCGAACCTGGCGCTCCGGGATGGGAGCTTTGCGCGGCGCTGTCTTCACCTGCGCGGCGATGCGCGCGACTTCCGAGACGAACTTCACGGGGTTTCCGATCGATGAGAGATCCTTGAGCAGCTTGGCATTCGAGCCGATCGCCGCCGTCAGCAGCGCCGCCTCTTCGGGCGTCTTGGCCAGGTCGAGCAGCATGCCCTGCTGCGCGACGCTGAACGTGTCCTTGATCGCGGCTTCGGCCTCGTCGAAGGTCGGAACCTTCTTCTTCAGGTCGGCCGCTGCCTTGGCGTAGTTCTCCTGCGTCTTCTTGAACGCGGACTCGGCCTCTTGCGCCGCCGCCACCTTCTTGCGTTCCTGCTCCTCGGCCTCGGACTTGCGCTTGAGCCACTCGTCGACCTTCTTCTCGTGCAGCTCCTCGTCGTACTCGCAGTCCGCGAGGGTCGGGCGCTTGCCTACCTCGATCGGCGCCGGCGGCGCGATGTTCGTCTTCAGCTTTTCCTGCAGCTCGCGGATGAGCCGCTTGTCTTCCTTGCGTTCCCGACGAAGGTCCTTGACCCAGTCCGGTGCCGGCTGACCGTTGAACTCTTCACCTTCTTTGGAGACCGGCTCATCACCGATGCTGACCACCAACTCCTCGGCCGTCTCGGCTTCGGTGTCGCCCGGTGTGGTTTCCTTGTCGTCGTTCAGCGTCTCGCTGCCTTCGATTTCGGTCTCGATCACCAGGTTGTCGTCTTCCGGATCCATTCAGTCCCCTTCATCTCCCGGAAAGGCTCCGGGGTAGCCGTGGCGCGGACTGTACGCCTTCCGTATCGTGGAATCAACTGTACCGCATTGCGGGATCAAGTGGGCGCCTGACCGAGATCGGGCTGCACGATCCCACGCAAAGCCTCGACGCCGGCGATCTGCGTGTTCTGGTGCGTGCCGACCGTCTCGGCCACTGTCTTGTCTGCCTGGGCGTTCTTGAGGTTCGCGGACGCCAGGGTCTCGACGGTCTGCGCCCGCTTCTCTGCGGCGGCAGCGGATGCCTCCTCGGCCGAAGACAGCAGGAACTGCGTTTGCGCGTCAGGCGGCTGCTGGGCGCTCTGCTGCTTCTCGGTCTCCATCTCCGCGATCTCTTCCTCGGTCGGCTTGACGGCGCCCATGCGCACCAGCTTGGCCCGGAAGTAGTCGCGAACCTCGCTGATGCCCTCGCCTTCCATGTTCAGCATCGCCATGGCGCTCAGGACCTGCTGGATCTCCGGATCCTGCGTCAGCTGCAGCATGCCGGTCAGCGCGCGCACGGTGGCGGCGCGGCGGCTGCTCGAGGACGGACCGACATCGGTCGTGACCTCCATGTTGGCCTTCGTCAGGTCGTTGGCCATGATCTCCTTGGCCTCGTCCTTGTTGTACTCCGGCTGGTTCATGATGACCTGCGCGGAGTCACCCTGCTTGTCGATCGTCTTCATCGGGCGAGACTTCTCGACGACGATGTCCTTCATCATCGAAAGCCACACCTCGCCGCAGCGCTTCATGAACTTCGCGAAGTTGGACATGTAGATGAAGACCTGCATGTCCAGGCGGTTCTGGATGAGTTCCACCGCCTTGCCAGACAGGTTCGGCTGCAACTGTTCGCCGGCCTGCTGGTTGCCGAGGAGATCCTGCAGCGCCTGCTCGGCCATCTGCATCAGTGCTGCCATCGCCGGCGGGATCTGCGGCGACTTCGTGTAGGCCTGCGGCGTTGCGCTGCCCGGAATGACGTTGCCCTCGGCATCGGTCTGCGCGTTCAGGAACAGATACGGGAACTTCTTCACGTTGTCCTGCGCCCACATCGTCGCCCAGCCCTGCATCTGCTCGGGCGTGACGATCGGTTTCTCGATATCGAACCGCGAGGCGATCTCGGCCAGCCACGACATGAGCATGTTGCTCAGGCGCTGCGCGTCCTTGGCCAGGCGCACGTGACCCATGCAGCGCTCCACGCCGTCGACGACCCAACGCTTGGCGTAGAACGGGATCACCGGGATCTCGGTGCCCGGCACGTAGCCGCAATCCTCGAGCACCTTGCCGCCGCTCAGGATGTACTTGTGCACCTTGCGGCGCTTGACGCGTTTCTCGCGCACCAGGCGGAAGCCGGTGGCGGCCAGCTGCTCCAGCAGCTTCTCGTCGTTGTCGACCTGCGCTTGCGTGACGCGCATGTCCTCGGCGTCTTCGTCCAGGCCGCGGAAGTAGCGCACGACCTCGGACTTCTCCTCGATCTTGTACAGCTCGCAGACCCACACGATGTCCGGTGTACACCAGTCGAATTCGGACTGCGTGATCATCTTCGGCCAGCTGCTGGGATCGTCCTCCCACTCTTCCTTGTATGCGGCCAGCGTGTACGGCGTCAGCACGTAGGCGCGCTTGGCGTCGGCCTTGTCCTGGCGCTGGGCATCGAGGTTGAAGAACACGCAGCTGTCTGCGTCGAAGATCGGCTCCATGCGGATGCGCTGGCACTCGTTCTCGTCGTCGTACTCGTCTTCATAGACTGCGCGCAGGCGGCATGCGCCGAAGCCGCCGCCGACCCCTTCCTCGAATGCGTTGTCGTAGGCCTCGTTCGCGGTGCAGGACTGCTCGTCAGCGCGGTACAGGCCGTCGCACGTGTCGGCGAGCTCGTCGTCCTTCGCGCCGTCCTTCGGCTGGAAGTCGACGGTGATGCGGTTGTTCCGGTACTCGTTGATGATCCGGATGACGGCCAGGTGCACGCGGTTGAACTCGAACCGCGGCTTGTTCTCGAACTGCTCGGACAGCGGCCCCTCCCACTGCGCCCCCGTGATGGAGTAGAACCGGCGATCCTGCAAGCACTGCAGTCGCTCGGCGCGCATCGACACCTGGATCTGGTCGAATTCGCGGATCGCGTCTTCGTGAACCTTGTTCAGTCGCTCGCTGTTGCTGATCGTCATGCTCAACTCCCCACGGGTTTCACGTGGAACGGGAGCTGCTGGACGCTCGAATGCTCAGCGGTGGCGCGAGTTTAGCGCCGGGCGAAGGGGCTGACCATGGGTATGGGCAGTTCGGGCTTGGGCTTCTCCCGCTTCGGCGGCACCGAGAACGTCAGAACCCACGAGTCGGCACGGTCGGGCGATTTGCCCACGCGCTTCTTGTAATCCTTCTTTGCTTCCATCAGCAGCAGACCGTCCCGATAGCCGTATCGGTACGAACTCAGCTGCGACTTAAGCTCGGGATCACGCCCGATCGAGCAGCCACCTGTCTTGAGGTAGTCCAGTGCCGCCCGCCACATGCGCGCCTTGACGTTGTAGTTCCGGTCATCCGACAGCTTGGCTCCGGTGTGCACGCCGACCGTGACCGCAGCCCACTTGCCACGCTTGAGCGTGTCATAGGCGCTGACGCCTGGCCCATCCAACTCGATGGCGATCATGCCGATGATCTGCCCCGCGTCCTCGAACTGCCGGCACCGCTCTTCAACCGCTGCAGCAAGGGCAGGCCCATCCAGTGACTTATGAGGAATGGGCGGCAACGTCAACAGGCCGCGCCGGCAGGTGATGACGCTCTCGTCGTCGCCCATGTGCGCTGCGTCGACACCAATCATCCAGGGACCATTCACTTCCACATCAGCTGGGCCGAGTTGCTGCCCCTGCTCCACGAGTGTGCCGGGAATCCAGGCGTCGTTCGTGCTGGCGTTGTAGTCGATGTCCACTTCCTGAGCCAATACCACAGGGTCAAGGTCGTTCTGCTGCTTGGCGTACCACTCTAGGCCTTTGCGCGGATCGTCGCGCCAATGGAACGTGAACACGTCAACCTTGCCGCCGTGGCGCTTGCGGTAGAAGGGATTGCCGTTGCCGTTGGGTGTTGACACGTCGATCTTGCAGTTCGACGTTTGGCTTAGCGCTGCATCGATGCTCTCGGCGCGCTCATAGAAAGCTGATTCGTCCTTGAAGTAAATGCTGGTGCGGTTGCCACGCCCGATGTTGTCGCCCGACTCGCCAACAATTGCCGCGCCGTTCTGCGGATTCGTGATGGTCATGAATGGGGCATGCTTCTTCGGATCCCAACCGGCCGGGCGGAACTCGATGGGTAGCAAGTTGATGAACTGGCGAGCCTTCCAGAAAAGCGACTTTGGATCATTCAGGTCGTCGACGTACTCTTCCTTGCGGCTACCAAAGCCGACAACAGTTCCAGGATGAAAGCTCCACATCCAAACGGCAAAGGCAACGCATAGCCACGAGACCCCCATGTCGCGAGACTTCTCGGCAAGCCCGTCCTTTCTAGCGAGCCAGTGCTCACGCAGCCACTGGAGGTATTCAGCTTGCTTTGGAAACAGAAGGAACGGCATGGTTGTGGGCAGCCCAACCTCCGCATTGCGGGGATCGAAGGTCATGCCCCAATCGGTCACAAAGGCGGCCGGGTCGTCGCGGTAGTGCGCCTTCAAACCCGGCAGGATTGCCGAGTCACTGCGAATTCGTGCCAAGCGCTCGGCGCGCTCTCGATACACGGCCTCGTAATCAGGAGGCCATGATGGCACCCCCATCATGCGCCGCCGAGCATGCGTTTGTAGGCTTCCTCGGCAGTGAGCACGACGGTGCTTTCCGTCTTGACCGGGACGCCGTCAGGATCTCCACCGATCTGCACCTTGTCGCCGTACTCGCGCGGGTGCCACTTGGCCAGCAGCTTCAGCCGCGTCTCGATCTGCAGCTTTCGGTGCCCGAGCATGTCGCCGCGCTTCTCGCTGACCCCCTTCTCGTCGGTGGTGATCTCGACGCCCTCCATCGGTTTGTCGGCGATCTCGAGCGCCTCTTCCGCGATCGCACGCGCACCGAGCCGCCGGGCCTCTTCCATCGCCTTCGCGAACTCCGGCACGTCGTTGATCCAGGTGTACACGGTGCGCCAGCTCGGCATGCCTTCCATGCGACAGATCGGCTTGAGCGGCTTGCCCTCGCAGATCAACTCGCAGATTCGGTCGGCGATGGCTTGGTCGAAGGCCATGGTCATTCCTCGATCGTCAGCGTGTCGATGCCGTTGCCGCATCCGCTATCGAGCTGGCACGCGACCTCAACGGCGCCGCGCGAATCCTTGCCGAGCAGCATCGCGGCCCGAGCGAACTCGCGGCCCGAGCCGATGGCGATCTGCGCTTGCTCGTAGCGGATCGGGTGCGGCGTACGCTCGTACAGCGATGCGGTACCGTCTCGCTCGATTACCAGGAATGGCACGTAGCTGTCCTTGTCGCGCTGCGCGGCGGGGAACTGCGACGGCTCACGGCCGGCGGCGAGCCAATCCTTCATCTGCCCGATCAGGTCCAGGTCGCCCGAGCCGCCACACAGCAGCCCGCGCACCCGATGGATCTTGGTCACGGTCGAGATCATGCAGCCGTAGCAGGCGCGCTTGTCGGCCGCCAGCGTCTTCCCATCCCATGCGATGCAAGTCATTGCGCCTTGTCCCCCGGCAGCACCGTCTGCCCGTTGCCAGGCATCACAGGCCGCGTCATGCCGGCGTCCTTGACGCGCAGCAGGTTGTTGCGAATGGCGAAGTACTTCGCGCACTCGGTCACCATGGTGATGAAGCCGCCGAAGTCGTCGAAGTAGCCGGTGAACTTGTTGCCGCCGATCTCGATGGTGAAGACCCATGCGTTGACCTGGGCCAGGCTGCGGCTGATGGACACGTCAGTGATTCGCATGCGGCGCTCCTGTTGCGTTGGTGAAGACCTGGGCCAGCACCTCGAGCCGCCGGATCTTGCGGCACAGCTTGCGCTGCTGCAGCAGCTTGTCGCGCAGCCGCTCCCAGTATCGGCGGTTGCGGGCTTTGCGCAGACCCTGCGAGGTGCGGGATTCCGCGTGAGCCTCCAGTGTCGCTGCGATCTGCTGCATGGCGTTCATGGTTGCTCCGATCAAAGGGTTGCGTATCGCGCCTTCATCTCGTCGATCTCGATTTCAAGCTGCTTAATCACGGCGGCTTTGATGCTCCGCGTGAAAGGCGCATTGCGCTCGAAACCAGGTAGATCAAAACAGGTTTGCACGTCACGAAGACGGCGCTCCTTGTTTTCGATGTCGACGTGCAGTTGACGAATCGTTTCGAAAAGCTCAGGTGTCATCAGTTGCTCCTGCTCATGGCATCGGATTGTGCCGCAACCGGCCGTCCAGCCAGCAACACAGGCACATCCTCCACCCGCATGACCACGTGCACGGGCCAGATTGCGTGGAATTCGACTTGAGCCACCGTGAGAGCACGCTTGCTCGGTGGCTTCCTCCCGTCCTTCACCTCGACAAGGAACAGGCGCTTTGTGGCCCTATGGTGCACCAGCAGGTCCATGACGCCACCGCCGACGCCAGACAGATCCTGCACGTCGCATCCGCATGCACGGAAGCAGCCGACGATCTCGGCGTGGTTGGCGTCTACTCTGGCGGCTCGGCGGGTCATGGCATTGCCTTTCCGATCTCCGCAGCAGCGCGGACGATGGCGCGGCGAGTCGCTGCGAATCCATCGCAGAGCACCTCCTCCCGCACCAGAAAAACGTCCTTGATGCTGTGGATTCGCACGTAGAAAGGCTCTGTGATGATCGAGAAACCGCTGGTCACAGCCAGCCGCAGCGCGTCTCCGTCGTCAGTGAGTGGGTTCCACCACCTCCGCGCCAACCAATCCCCGACGTACGGCCTTTCATACTGCCATTGAATATCAAATCCTGCCGCCTTCGCAGCCATCTCCAGCAGTTCGCGGTCGTTGCTCACGGCAGCCACCCCGCCCGAGCAGCAGCGTGAACCACCAGCACGCCAGCGAAGATCGCGCAGACGATCGCCAGCGACACCGTGAGCCCGTTCCACGCCGACTGCACGGTCTGCAGGTGCTCCTCGGCGGTGAATGGCGGCGGCAGGGGCTCTTGGCGCTCATCCTTGGCGAGGCCAGTGCGCCAGTCAATGTCTGCGACGGGGATCTCGTTGATGTGGGTCAATTGAAACCCGCTCCAATCGACGAACTGGCAGTTCTTGAAGTCGACCTTCTGCTGCGTCAGCTCCACCGGCCTCATATGCGGCTCAGGGAAGTCGTCGCCCTCGGCCATCGGGATCTGCGGCTTCATGCTTTCTCCTCGGTCAAATGCGCGGGCGCGCGCGGGATGGGTGCAGGGGGAAGCGGCATCCAGTGCGTAGGCTTCGTGAGGTCGAAAGCGAACACGTTGCCAATGATGCTGACGTTCGGGTGCTTGCGCATTACTTGAAAAGTGTTGCGCTCCTCAGGCATGTAGACGAGGAATTCGCCCTCGGCCGGCGCAGTCTCAATCGGTTGCCACTCGCTCATGACTCCTCCAACGCTTCAGCAACGAAGCAGAGGAACATCCCCCACTCATCGTCGCTCATGTGTGCAAACATTTCGACAGGTGATGTGCGCCAGTCGTCGGCCACCTCCCATACCTCGAAGTCGTCCCGGCTCCAATCGGAAACTGCTGGCTTCCTCGCCAAGCTCCGCAGCTTCTCGCTGATGGTCTTCATTCGGTCACTCCTTGCAGTTTGTAGGGCCTGACTTCACTGTGTCGGTTGTCGACGAATCGCATGCTGACCTCATCGAACCACAGCGAGAGTTTGCCCTCCCACGGACCGTGACGCTGCTTGTCGACGATCGCCATCGCGTCGGGCTTGACTAGCGCCTCTTCGTCGTTCGGATTGCGGTTCAGCGCCTCGTGCTTGGCCTTGTTCCACCAGATGAGCACGACATTGCTGGCCTGGTCGGAGATCGAGCTCGAGCCCTTGATGTCGTACTTCGACGGCGGCAGCGTCTCGCCGCTGGTGTTGGGCTTGCGGCAGTGGGCGACGAGGTGGATGTGCAAGCCGGTGTCCTTCGCGAGCTGGGTCAGGTCCGTGATGAAGGACTTCGTGTCGTCCATCGACTCCTCGGAGGTGACGCACTTCATCAGGCTGTCGAGGAACACGTGCTTGCCCTTGAGCTCCTCGGCGAAGTAGCGGCACAGGCCCAGCGCCTGGGCGGGACTGATGCGGCCGACGTGGTCGAAGAGCCACAGCCGTTTGTCGGTCCAGTCGTGGAAGGCTGCGAGCCATGCTTCGCTGGGGCGGTTGGTGCCCGACGCCTGGCGCGACATGCGCACCATCGTGTCGGCCGGCTCCATCTCCATGGACGCAATCAGGACACGCTCTCCGGTGTTGCAGAGGTCGAGTGCCACCTGACCCGTGAACATCGACTTGCGGTGCCCATTGAAGCCCGCCCACACGGTCACGTTGCCCGGCGGAAACTCAAGGTAGCTGCCGACCTTGGTCGAGGTCATGTGCGCGTGCCTGGTGCCGGCTTCCTTGCGCTGGAACGACCGGACCACATCGTCGAAGAAGTCGCGAGCTGGGCGCACCTTCTGCGCGTGCTCGGTCTCGGCTTCGTACGCGGCGAAGTCGATCGAATCGGCGGTCAGCTGTCTTGCCATGTGAGCACCCCTTCGGTGTCGGTGACGCTGACGATCGGGAAGGACTGGAACTCGCCTTCGCCGAACACGCGGTGTAGGACGGTGATGATGCGTTTCGCGTCGGCCATTGCGATGACGGCCTCAAGCGCCGCCATGCGTCCGACATCGAACCCGTTGACCTGCACGGTGAGGCCCTTGAGGACTCGAAGGTCGAGCGTCCGCACGTTCTCTTCCGGCCCGATGTACAGGTGCGGGAACTGGACGCTGAACGGAACACCGTGCCCGTACTGCACCGGGAAGTCGAGATCGATGTAGACCATCAGCGGCACCAGTCCACGCAAGCGGAGGTCGCGCAACAGGCGGGCGTTGTGCATCACAGTGCCCCCCCGAAGATGTCGGCCGAGGCTTGCTGATGATTCGGTCTTGACTGGTTCGCTGCCTTGCGCATCCAGTTCCTCCACGTTCCATCCCAGTCGCTTCTGGCTGTCGCGAACGTGTGATCACGAAAGGTCTCAGTCTCGGTCTCGATGTTCACTCCTGGCACCCTTCTCTTCGCCCACTGCTTCAGTTCCTCGGTGAGCTTGAAGCCCGGAGGGCACTTGCGGGTGGCCCGAGGCGAAGCCTTGGGAGGCTCGGAATCTGGGTTCGATGATGCGGGAATCCTGCAATCAGGAATCAGAGAATCAGGATTCAGAGATTCAGGGGGTTGCGCCCCCCCCTTTATGACCACCTGATTCGGGAGTTCTCCGGAGATCTCTGGAATCTCGTGTTCTTCATGACCACCAGATTCCAGGAGTTCAGGCGGCTTGATGACGCTGTCTTTCTCGGAGTAGTGGGGGGTCTGGTGCTTGGCGAACTCCAAGATCTGGATGGCCTTCATGCCGTCGGATTCGTACCGGACGATGAACTTGAAGCGCTCCAATTCCTGGAGAAGCGGGTCGACCTCGATGGAGTCGAAGGGGAACAGCTCGCCCTTGATCCGCTTCGGCCGGTCCTCGAGGCGCCCTTCCCGATCGGCCAGGGTCCACAGGCCGGCGAAGCACAGGCGCGCCCACGGTGAGCATTCGCCCAGGTCCTCGTTCTTGAAGAAACCCGGCTTGATGTTGCGTGCGCGACCCATCAGGACCCCTCAATCCCGAACCGCTGGGTCCAGTTGTAGAGCGTCTTCATGCTGATGCCGAGCATCTTCGCAGCCTGGCGCCGGCGGCCGGCGGTGTGTTTGAGGGTCAGGATCACCAGCGCGCGGTTGACGTCGTCGACGCTCATTCCGGCGCGGATGCGGATGTCGGGAGGCGGCGGCGGAGGAGGAGGTGGCGGCGGGAGCAACTGCTGCAGCTGCTCGTCGATGCTCGGGGCTTGGTGATGGGCTTCCGACATGATCCGGTGTTTGTTGTGGGATGCGGCGCCATTATTTTCCGGTACCGCCCATTTTGGCAAGTCACATTTACGTCAGATGCAGATATTGCGGCAATTCCTCGGCGCTGCTTGCAACCGGCGCGCCGGATTTCACGGCCACACACCTCTGCAACGCCGCCACCTTCCGCTCATACCGCGTCGGCTGGTGGACGTACTTGGGCCTGGGCAGCTCGAGCCAGACCAGCGGGTGCATGTCGGCCTTGAGGTTGTTGCAGCGGCGGCAGCACAGGCGCAGGTTCTCGAGCTCGCTGCTGCCCCCGAGCGCGACGGGCATCCAGTGGTCCAGCGTCGCGCCGAGCCAGCTGGTGTCCCCGTAGCGCTTGAGCGGCACGTCGCAGTAGCAGCAGACCGCGTTACCGCACTGCGGCCAGAGCTGGCGGACCTTGGCGCGGCGGGCGCGGGCGTCCATCGTCAGCCTTTCAGGATCTCGCGCACAGTGACGTTCTTCCAGCCTGCCTTGCGAGCCATCTCGGCACACTGATCGGCCGAACTGGCGAGCGTATACGGCTTCGGAGCCACACGCTTTGGCTTGCTCTCGCGCATGTAGGCCTCCTCGTCCCATGCGCTCAGCTTCTTCTCGCCTTTGATGAGTGCGCGATCCTTCTGGCCTTCGAGTTGGATCTCGTGCTTGCGTTTGGCCTCGGCGAGGTGCTCGAGGCTGAAGCCGGCGACCTCGAAGCCCATGCTGACGGTCGCGCCGTCCTTCGTGTCGAGCGTCTTCAGCGCAGTCGACGCCTTGGGCTTCGGCTTGTGCTTCTGCGCGATCTGATCGGGATAGACCGTCTCGCCCTTGCGGTTGACGTAGGTGACGCTCATGCCTGAACCTCCCGCCCGCTCTTGCGCTGAGCGATGGCGTTGACTTCGTCGGCGCCGTCTGTGTCGCGGATGGGGCGAACCCATGCGATTGGAAGGTGACTCACTGGGCGACCTTGCTTGCTTTTCAGAACCCTATCGATCTCAACTGTTCGAAGAAAACCGAATTCTTCGAACTCAAATGAATCGATCACACGAAGGCATGTGAAGATCACCCCTTCATTGCCTGCCATGCTTCGAACAATGATCCCGAGTTCGCCTGCCTTGATCTCGCTCATTGCTCCTCCTTCGGCTGGTAGTCGATCGTCTCATCCATGGCTGCGACTGCGGTTTTCCAAGAGCAGACGCATGCCGGCTCATACGTCTGCGGCGCCACGACAGCGGCGACAGGTTGAGATTCGGACTTGCGGCGCAGATCCGCGGCTACGGAGTGGAGGGTGATCATGATGCGACTCCAATCGGCTTCGGGTTGATGAGGTGAATCGGATCGATCAGCTCGATTGCTTTCGGCATTTCGTGCAGGTCGTCGAATTCAGGCGCGGGAGTGAAGACGCTGCGATGGCCGAGGCGCTGATGAGCCGAGCGCCGGCTCGCATGCGTCGTCGAGTGGTAGTGCGTCCCGGCGTCGTAGTGGCGCTTGCAAGGCTCACCGATGGCTGCCTTGCACAATGAGCACTCGCACGTCAGTACTGAGCGGTCAGTGCGCAGGTAGCGGCCACGGTCATTCGGAACCGCCACGAAGACGAAGTTGTTGCTCCGGTCAGCGAATGCCACCAGCGAGATACGCGGCGAACTCATGAGCGCTTCTCCTTGAACCACTCGGGCTTCAGCACCTGCAGGCGCCACACATGGCGATCGGGGATGTCCGGTTTCCATCTGTAGGTTGCAAGCGATGTGACCCCCAGCAGCGCGGCAAGCGCCTTGCGACCAGGAGTCCCGCCACCAGAGAGCTTGATTGCCTTGTCTGTGTTCATGCGCTAGACTTTAGCTGAACAGCGAATAGAACACAAGGCGAGATTTTTGCACTGTTACAAAAAAGATTCTTGCACAACTGCAAAAGGAAGTCTATGATTACTCCATCGAATCAAGCAACGCAACGGAGCACACCGTGAACACCAACCGCTACCAAGTCGTCGAAGTCAGCGAAAGCCTGGATTTCTGCGGCTGCTGTGGCAAGACTGGCCTGAAGCGCGTCGTGTTCATCCGTGACACCGAAACCGATGAGGTGAACCACTTCGGCACCGTGTGCGCAACGAAGCCGGCGAAGGGCTTCGCAGTCGACAAGGAAGTGAAGGCAGCAATCAGCCGCTTCGAATCCAAGGTTGCATGCGCTCATCACATCGCGCGCACCGAGTACAAGAAGCAAGGCGGCACGTACCTCCCGTACAACCGCGAAACCGGCGTGTGGGCAATTGCTGACCGCCCGCTGTATGACGGAATCTTCGCGCGCACCATGAGCGAAGTGCGCTTCAACTTCTGAACCCCCGGGGCTCCGGCCCCTCCTAACCACCCATACCTGTACGGAGATTGAAATGAGCAATAGCACTGCAAATACCCCGGAAGCGTGGCGCCCGGAAAGCTCGGCCATATTCAAGCAGCTAGTTACGGTTGAGCGCCGACTGGACTGGTTCATCGCATCGAACCCTGATCATGCCGACAGCATCCTCCGCACGCTCCTTTCAGACGTTCGCGTGGCAATTGCCAAGGCTACCGGGAACGCCTGAGCCCGCGCCACCTCCTGACCTCACCCCATCAACTGAAAGAGAACGCCATGAAGCAACAGATCCTGAATCGCTACACCTTGGCCGTACTGTTCGAATGCGAGGTGCCGGACGGACTCGAAAGCGGGCTGGCGATGCGCCATGCGCTGGAGCAAGCCGTTTCCGTCAAGGCCAACCTGAGCGGCGCCAACCTGAGCGGCGCCAACCTGAGCGACGCCAACCTGAGCGGCGCCAACCTGCGCGACGCCAACCTGCGCGACGCCTATCTGCGCGACGCCAACCTGAGCGGCGCCAACCTGAGCGGCGCCAACCTGAGCGACGCCAACCTGAGCGGCGCCAACCTGAGCGACGCCAACCTGAGCGGCGCCAACCTGAGCG